CAATCTTGATTCAATGTCGTGTTCGCGGGCGGCGTCGGCGGCGTCCTCGTCGGTGTAGGTGGAATGATTTTCAGCGTCGTGTTCCTCGGCCCATTCCTCAGCCTCGGATTCATAGTCATGCGGGCCGTCACCATCCGCGCATTCGGCGCAGTAGACGACGTAGACCTCGCGGATTTCGGCGCTCACTTTCCCTCACATTCCGGGCAACCATCATTCGGCCCGTGCATCAGGTGGTACTCGTCGAGATTGCGTTCCCGGAAATACCAGACCGCCGCGAAAACGCAAGCAACCAGCAGGACAATGACAGGCGCGTTCATTCGGTGACTCCTTCGTTGTATTTGAGCCGCCACGTGCGCAGGACGCCGCGATGCCGGGATGGTGCGGTTGATGTTTGGTAGCCAACCGGCTCGATATACCCGAGCTTCCGGGCCGCCGTGAATGCCGCCCCGTAATGGTTCGGATGCGGCGCCGGCCTCATCTCATGGCGGAGGTCATCGCTCGTTATCAGGGAGTAGCAGTCAGCGAGGGCGACGATGGTTGAAACTGCGTCCTCGTGCCAGTCGGTATCCTCCAGAACCATCGCCGCGGTCATGCGCACGCCACCTGGAACGCGGCCAGAACCTCATGGACCGTCCTCGGCTGATACAGGACAGGCGCCGGTCGCATGCACCACAGCTTGTGATCGCGGGCTACAGTGCCGCACGACTTGCACGGGGTCATGAGCGCACCGGCTTGATTGGGTGGTAGACGTAGAGGTTGCCCGCTCGCTCGATGCGGTGGGTGGGGGTTGATGTGGGGCGGGTCTGCTGGGTGCTCATGCTGCGATCTCCCTCTTGAGTAGCGCGGTACGCAGGGCGTCAATGCCTTTTGCGGTAACCCGGATTGTCGGGGCCGGGTTTTCCATCTCGCCCGTCTTGGCGTTGAGGAACGCGGCGGACATGCGCAGGACGATCCGGCCGTTATCTACCTGCGTCTGGTAGGCGTGCCAGGAATTGCGGGCGCCCTGACGGTAGGTCCATCCGAGGTCGGCCATGAAGTCGAACAGGCGGTTCCTGCCAATCTCAATGTCGGCGTCGCGGGATAGGATCTTTGCGGCCTCATCTACCGCGTAGTCACCGTGCGCGGCGACCATCACGCCCCATGCAGCGGCCGGCACTTCGAGTTCCTTAGCGCGGGCCTCGGCAAGTTCCTTAGCTTCGACGTTCGCGGCCAGTTCCCGGAGCGCCTCACTGTAGGTCTGCGGCATCGCCGTGTAGCTGCCTGTCTTGCGGATCGCGGGGAGGACTTCGTGAGTCAACCAGCGCTTGAAGGCTTTCGCTTCCGGCTTGCGGGAGCGGAGGACCAGCGAATACATGCCTGCCTCGGTGACGTAGGCCATCTGCTGGGCGCCGGAGGGGGTGTCATTAGTAATGACTCCCTTCTCGTCGTCGTCCAAGTAGGAAAGTGTCTGCCGAGAGTTCGTAAGTTCCAAGATGGCGCACAGATCCTTGGCGATGAAGCCAGGCTCCCCGTCGATAAATACGGTGCGGACTTCCTGCGTGCCGTAGTTGAAAAGCTGTAGAGTGGTCATTGATTTCTCCTTGTGGGTGATTTCGTCAGGCTGCCAGCGCTCGAACGCTGGCAGCCTTGCTTTTGTCTGCGCGGCGGGTGGCTTCTTCCCCTACCGGATCCGAGTACTGGATGAACCGGGCGAGCATCGGATCGAACATGCCGCGCTTGAACTTGTCTGCCAGCGCATCGGCGCGGGACTTCGAAAGTAGCTCGCCGTTCTCCGCGGCGATGTTCAGTAGTGCGTCCTTGATGTCACTCTTTGGTGCGGTGCGGTCTACGTCCTTGAAAAACACAGAGCTCTCCCTAGGTAACTCAAACCGCGAACGGTAAGAGGGGGATGGTTTAGTGAGGTGTTGCCTGATTAGGCGGAGCGGAGAAGCCGCTCGATGTTCTTGCGCTGCGTGCGCGGCTTCTGCGGCGTCACGGGCGGGGTGGTGATTGCTTCGTACTGCTCGGGAGTGAATCGGTAGAGCCGGCCAATCTTGGTTGCCTGCCACTTGCCGCTGCGGCACATGCGGCGAACCGTCTCCACGTCTACTTTGAGTTTGTCGGCTACCTCTGCGGCCGTCAGCGTCTCGCCGTCCATGATCAGGCGGCTACTACGGTAACGAGGTCTTCCATGCGGACGGGGAAGTTTGTTACAACCCCAGCGATGAATTCCGGGCCTGGCTTGGACTTGCCATTTCGGACTCGGGAGAGGGTGGATCCGTCGATGCCGATCTGTTTTGCGAAGACTCCCCATGGCTGTTCGTTGCGGAGTCGTTCGAGTGTTTCGAGGTTGACGATGAGTGTTGGCTTTGCCATTGGATTGAGACCTATTCCCCTAGTTTGCTTATCAACAAGTTGGTATTTCCCAACTGCAACTTGCTTATGTGAGTACTCTAGGGAACTACTTGGGCAAGCGCAACTCAGAGTTGTGATGTTAATTAACAACAACAGCTTGCGAAGCATCAACTTCGGCGGAATCTAGCGGATTTCAGGCCAGAAAAAATCCAAGTAGTGTACTCAGGGTGACTACGTAATCGGGCGTGTCGCGTAACCGCTTTGACAATCGTTTGGAGTTAACTACATTGACCGTTGCATTGCCGCAAACTATCGTTGGAGCCATGCAAAGCACATCTACCCGCTGGTATGAATACATCTCGCGAGTCACGGCGGGCATGACAGCCAAGGAAGCTGCTACCCGTGCCGGCTTTGACCAGTCAGCTATGACGCGTTGGAAGAATGGCGCGAACGCTGACCCTAAGTTTGTCGTCCAGTTCGCCCGCGCCTTCCACCAGAATGTGCTCAAGGCCCTGGCCGAGTCGGAGTTGATTACCGACGAAGAGGCCAATCTCCACGAGGTCCGCATTGGCGTTGAGGACATGAGCACGCAGCAGTTGCTTGAAGAGTTGGCGCGGCGGATCGACAACGGCCACGCCGCCCCTCATGAGTGACCTTGTGCATGGGGGATCTATGGATAGGTAGAGTCGTGTCGAACGACAAAAAGCGCCTCCTGCCAAACTCTGGCGGGAGGCGCTTTTTTTGTGCGGCGTACGTCTAGGGTATGTTGACGCCGTCAACAATTAGAGTAGTGAGTAGTAGTCTGCACACTCTTGGAATCGTGTCAAGTTTCCCTAGATTCTGCGGATTCTAGGGGCATATCGGGTATTCTCTCGGGGGTTCAAATCCCCCATTCTCCGCCAGAAAGGCCCCTAGATCTAGGCGATCTAGGGGTACTTTTTTTGTCGTGTTGACGGGAGTGCCGTTTTTGTTGACAAGGATCTACCGAATTGCGGTCCTGCAAGATAGTATTGGGGCATGGAAACTACCTGGACTACGGTCGATGAACTCAACTGGAAGGCCGACCGGGCCGTGATCCGCGACCTAAAGAAGCGTGGAGAGCAGCCTTCGGAATGGCTCGCGAACGAATACCGCGAACTCAGCGCACGCCGCAAGGCCCACCGTGGCTAGCGTCCGAGAACGCACCCGCGCCGATGGCTCCACGTCATACGCCGTCCTCTGGCGCGATGCCGACACCGGCAAGCAGACCTCATACAACCAGACCAGCAAGACCGAAGCTGAGCGATTCAAGCGGCTCGTGGAAGCTAACGGCAACTCCCTAACCGCCGTCGAGCGGATCCTGGAGAAAGTCGTCATTGGCGGTCCCACCGTTGCCGAAAACATGGAGCGCCATATCGAGATGCTGACCCGCGCCGGCCCGGACCAGATCGAGCGCTACAAGAATGCGATCAAGAACCACTTCAGCGAACGACTAGGTAAACTACCCGTCGCCGCCGTCGAGCACGAGGACATCGTCTTGTGGGTCAAATACATGCAGGGGAAGAAGTACAAGGGCAAGCCATACTCAGCCAAGACCATCGGCAACCACCACGGACTACTGTCCGCATCCATGGAAACGGCGATCAGGTTGCGGCGCCGTGGCGACAATCCATGCAAGGGGATCCAGCTCCCGCGTGACGAGTCGATCAAAGAGAAGATGTACTTCATGACGGCCCAGGAATCCCTAGCGGTAGTCCTGGCCCACCCAAAGCGTTATCAGCCGCTCATGGCGTTCCTGCGGGGCTCTGGTGCCCGTTTCGGGGAAGCGACCGCGCTCTATGGCCGGGACTTCCATTTCGACATACAGCAGCCCATGGTGCGCATTGAGAAGGCGTGGAAGCGTGACGAGAACGGCCGCTTCTACATCGGCCCGCCCAAGACCAAGAAGAGCCGCCGCACCATCAGCCTTTCGCCCTCGCTGGTGGCATCGCTTAGGCCAGCCATTGAGAAGGCCGGGCCTGACGGGTTCGTCTTCACCACCACATACGGCGGACCCATCCGGCACTCGTCCTTCTATGAGTTCTGGGAGGGGGCGTTGACCAAGCTTGGCTATGGCAAGGCCGGCGAACGTCCGCGGATCCACGACATGCGCCACACTCACGCCTCTCTGATGCTTGGGGCCGGCATGAGCCCCTTTGAGCTCTCGCGGCGACTAGGGCACGAGTCGATCCAAACAACGATTGACCGCTACTCGCACCTTGTGCCAGACGCCCACTTCCGGGCCGCTGAGATGGCGGAGAAAGCGCTAGAAGCTTAGCGACTCCGGAACCCATTGATCCCGAATAGTGCAACTCTTGCATAGTCCACGATGCTCCACTATCCTGCCCCATCGCCCACAAAAAGTCCGCGGATTCTAGGGGTTTAGGGCAACGCTCGGTCACGATGGGCAACAAGAGCCCACAACTTACAACGCATTAAACAACGACCAAACGACGAGTAAATGCCCCGTCATCCTTCACTGGATGGCGGGGCATTTGGTTGGGTTACTTAACCGGTCTTATTGGCCGTTGGTGGCGGCTTCAGATTCCTCGATTTCATCCAAGGCTTCGTTGTAGCCGAGTTCCATCCATCCGTTCACGTCTTCACATCCTTTGGTCTTATTGGCACCCTACTGCGGGGCAGCGAAAAGCCCCGCGTGGGATATCGGTCGCGGGGCTTTTCTGAAGCGACTCTACTCCGGCTTATACTTCGGCCATGGATATCTGCCCGAAGTGCATTCATGAGGTCACTAACCTGCTGCCCAGACGTGGCTGGTTCCAGCGGCTTCTGCGCCTCGATGGCTGCGAAGCTTACGACAGCACTTGGGAAAACGCGGGCGGCTGGGGTGGGTCCGAGTGCGGGTGCCGGCACGCC